GCGGGCAGAGTTAGAGCGTTGTAGGAAGTCTCCCGGTACCTCAATATCATATTTAAAATCTAGGCTTATGTCATCAGGCAGATTCTCCACAGTAGATCCGCCTATGTCCATGCCCAGCTTTCTAGCTAGTGCTGCTGTATTAGTAAATATTACACCATTGCCATCCTTCATTACATCAAGGAATGGTTGCAATATCTGCTTGGTAGAACTGGTAGTGTTAGCCATAAGAAAGGCACTAACATCCCCGCCACCAAAGCTGGTATCCTGGAATGTGCCCCTTTGTATTTGGTTACGCAGATCAAACTCGTGAGTCCTTAAATCTACTGGCGCACCAGGAGGCTGTACTGCCCATATATCGGCACCAAGACCAATATTCCATACTGCTCCCCGTTTAGTAATGTCCTCGGGTTTTACTACCCCGTCTCCATCACTACGTTCAATCCATTTCGGGTTAGCAGTGTCACGGAGAAGCTGTTGCATGTATGTAAGCATTCTATCGTAGTTCTTCTGTAGATCCATAACAGAGGCAACTATAGATTGTCCTATGTCTGCCCGCCACTCATCATTCACAATGGTACCATCATCTGGTAGACCACCAGCGGGCTGGCAGTAGATAGGCATATTATCGAATATGGTCTTAGCCAACGGTTGAGCCATATGGCCATCCATCATAACGGCCATAAACACACCTTCAGGTATTTCTGCCCAATATTGCCGAATTAGCGGACTACTGCGAAAGGGTGTGTTTGGTGGTATCCAACCTTCTCTAAATATCAGGGCATTTGCATCCGTAGCACTTAGAGTGTACTTACGTCCCACTTCAACCATTTGACCATCAGATCCATACCCAGGAAACACGGTTAGTGGGTGCCAGGCATTGATAGTCCACCGGGGCTGAGTAGGAGCAGCTATTAAGGATATCCATCCGGTAGCTACAAATAGCTTCACAGCCTGGGATAGATATGACCCATTCAACCTACCCCGACTGGACCTAATAGACAATACCACTTCACGCTGTACTATCTGCTCAAATGCCGTAACTGCTTGGAACTGCTCCTCAGATAGTCCCTCCTTAAAGGCAGTTACTGTCCAGGTCTTAGGAGTTAATAACCACGTAGCTAGGTTGTAACTGCTGCGGGGATCATTCCCTATTACAGATTCCATACCTTCCTGGGCTAGATCATTCTTGAGTTGAATCATCTTGTACCACCGAGTTACCATCTGGCGACGTCTTACCCAGTTACGTTCAAGTGAATCTACTCGGGTGCGTATAATCTCATGCGGGCTACTAGTGAAGGTAGAGAGAGTTGTCATTATTTACTATCCCAACTTGTATATCCGGAAGATCCTTTGAACCCCGGGGTACCTTTGCCACCTAGTTCCATGCCCATAAGCATTATACCAAAGGCATCATGCCTATCGTCTGGGAATAGTGTAACATATTTTCCCATGCCCTGTTGACGAAATCCCCGAATCTGCCTCATAGTCTCGGCATCAGGAATAACACACTGCTTCAATGTTCGGTTTATGGTATCCATCATAAATGGTTTAGTACGGGAACTAGATATCCACCCTTGTCTTTGAATGGGTACACCCCGCTCTATATCACGACGTACCCATATCTTATTATACTTAGTCTTAATCGCATCTAAATAGGCTATGCCGTGACCATTTACTTCGGGGATGATCTTTGCATTGTTATACCTATGGGCTAGAGGTATTGTAAGTGCGCCCATGTGATCTGGTTCATACATCCCGCCAAGTAGGGCTACGATTACAGGGCCAAGTTCCTCATCCATACGACCTACAATAGCTACGGATTCAGTTTGCCGGGCCTGGCCGGGGTCTACCCCCATCACGTACTCTATCCCCGGTAGGGGCTCCTCCCATACCATCGCACCTTCCCAGTGGTGTGGAGGTTTGTACGCAAGTTTTGTTAGGGCAAGTGCGGCTGTCGTGTCGTAGTAAGGCAGCCCTACAGTCAGGAAGCAGGTGTCTAGAGACTCCAGGTGTTCCTGCCAAAATAAATCACCTAGCTCAAGGATTTTCCATCGCCGCCATCGGATTTGATCCTCGGTAAGATTATTATTTTCAACGAGTATGATCTCGTCAGGTGTGTAGTCAAAATCATATTGAAAGTCAGGGAAGTTTTCAAGTACCTCTGCACCAGACGGGAGAGTGTTGTCAGGCTCCTCCCACCAGTATAGAGTGGTAAGTGTGAATACACTCTGACCCGAGATAGCTTTCTGAACCTCCTCAAAGAAATACCCTCCTTCACCGTTAGGAGTGCTCTCGATAACTACTGTGCCATCTATTGGCACCCTCTGTAGGGAGGGCTTAACTATGCGATCAATAGCGTCGGGTAGATAGAATGCTGTCTCACTGAGGAGTAGATTGTGTATTGGTTCACCCCGCCCAAATACCGCAGCTCTGGCAGTGCCAATATACATCACAGAGTTAATATCTGGGAAACGCTTCTCAGTTGTAGACGAGTGATCCATACGGGGACGTAATTCGGGCGGGGTAGATTGGTAGAACATCTCCGTACGGTTCAGTAGACGCTCTGATAGGAACGATTCGTGTGCTATTATGACAGAGGTAGTATCCGGTTTGAACATAGTTCGACGGAAGAATATTCCGGTATAATAGCTGGTAGAACCAATCTGACTAGGCTTTATTACGATGTTGCGTAGACGTAGATTATCGTGCAACTTACGCTGGGCAGGTTTGAATATAAACGGCTTCCTAGCCCCTTCAGTCTGTTTTGGAGGAATAGAGAATAATGACTCTACTGCTAGTCTGTCATCCGATAATATTCGGGCCAGCTCTTGTTGAGAATCAATATCCATTAAATACGTCTTCGCTTGCTAACGTATGGCTTGGCCTGAGACAATCTTAACCTGCGTAAGAATTCGCTTCTGGCCTTACGTATATCTGAGGTAGTAAGTTCTGGTGCTTTAGTCGTTGGACTCATCACTATGGGGAAATGCGAATATTATGATTCTCTCCATATTAGTGCCGAGAATTCAATTTGTGGGACCATCTTGCCCGCCCGAGCAAATGCTCCCTGGATATGTTCCCAGGAACCTTCACCACTTGATAAGGGGCCGTTGATAAAATCATCCAATCCAATATTGTTCTTATGGTGGTCACACACAATAATGTGATCGAAAGGTATGAAGGCAGATTGTAGGCCATCTGGGGAGAGACTAATAACCGGAGACCACCACCCTTCTGCTAAACAGCCTTTCATATGGCAGCGTCGAAAGTTGTGTATGATTTCAGATTGTTGGTCTATAATGTTTTGATTCATGTCTAAGCCCTTACCCGGGGGAGCTGCTTTACCCCAGTCCTTGATGATTGGGCTCGGCGGATATTAGCCCTTGATGCCTTGCGTACTGAGGATGTCCGGGGTGAGCCCTGCTTATTGCCCCGACCCTTGAAGGGTGTTCCTCCCTGGCGACTTGTCCTATGGGGTGGCATTGTTATTTACTTGTAGGTTTAGGATGAACTGGTTAATATCGAATTGCCCAGAGTTGCCTGATATTGCTTTCTCTATCGACGCCCATGATTCGGGAGTGTACATCTTACGCATCTGTGAGTAGTAGTCCCAGTCTTCCTTACGCATCATCGGGCTTCCCCGCTTCATAGTGCGTTTGCCATCTGTAGTTACTTCTAAGAATGGTTCGTCCAGAAGCCCGTGAACCTTTTTAAGTATGTACTCATCTCGGCGTAGTATCAGGTAGAAGTTGCGAAACCATTCTTCCTGTAGTACCTCTTTGCGAATTTCCTTACGTCCCCCGGTGGTTATTATATCATCATACTTTGCAACCCGGGGATCGTCTTTGATCCATTTCTTTGCCGTCAGTCCACTTACACCTGCAAGTATGGCAGACTCCTTACGCCCAAACCCTGCGTATCTATGTTTAAGGAAGTCTATCTTTCTTGCGTCCCCGCCTTCATCATCAAACTCTCCTACCATAGCAAGCATGGTAATAAGGGCACTGTTCTCCCCATGTACGGGGCTGGCCTGGGGCATAGCTGCTAACATATTACAATGATACAGCCCTTTGAGCATACAGTCAACCCTGGATAGTATCTATGTGGTCCATATGTTGACAAATGTAAATGAATATGATATACTCATGTGGTAATAAACTAAACTACCTAACATTATAACTGTAGTACAGTGTATAACTACAAAGTTGTTTAGTAATAATACAATCTACTTACTTAATCTTATATTCAACTTAGTCATCGGTAACAATTTATTTTAGGTGGTAATTATATGGATATGTGGGTTAGTCATGCACCCAGGAGAGGATCCTGTGTACTGTGTACGAAGGAGATAGTTCCAGGAGATGAAATACTAATAGGGCAGTATAAGTGGAAGACCGTCGCAGGTACTCGCACTAAGCGTACTCGTAGTCACTTTGAATGTTGGATAATAAAGGCCCAAACCTACTTGATGGACAATCCCTACACTCCTACTGTAAAGGCGGGACCAGGCCGTCCAACCCGCTATACACCTGAACAGGCAGTAAATCGTAAGAGATTAAACACATCTATTACCCGGTGGGACACAAAGCAGCAGGATTATATAAACGAAGGCATGTGGGCAATGGCTAATAAGTATAGGGGTATGATTGAAGAAGCTAGAGGTAAGTTAGTAAATATGCAGTAATGAAGTGCAATACATATAATGTATGGTAGGTTAGTTTAATGCCACACTTATGGAGGGTTAATGCCACAGAAGTTATATATTAGCGACCAAGCCCGGGCAAAGCGCCATGTACTTAGACAGACTCTGTATAGGCTAAGGAAGAAATACCGTATGCTAACTGCATCTGGGGCAGTGCTAACTGCCATGCAAGTATCTATTCAGATCAAACAATTAGAGATTAAATATAATACTCTTGGGGGAAAGCCTGTACACCGGGGGAATGTATTATGAAAGGTGTAAGCCGAGTATGTCCAAAGTGTCGGGGGTATATGGTTCTTAGCGAGGAGGATATTGCCTGGCGATGTCTTAACTGCGGTATTCTATTATACAATTACAATCCCATTCCTAAAGTATCACCACCCCCGGGAGGTCGCAATAACCATGGAGGACACTACAATCGGATCAAATTTTGAAATCTTATAAATCGTGTACACAGATCTTACAATACTTGCGGTATACCATTATCGCCACCCCACGTACATACGTATATCCGCACCTACGTTTGGTCGCAACTAGCCAAAAGTTATGGTTTGTGATTTATTTCACACAGTCCGACAGGCGAAATTTTTCGACCTCTTTGTGATTTATTTCACACAGTCCGCCTCGATCGAATATACGATTTGAAAGGGCGAGTGATGCCCAGTACAGCTTTTGAAAAACCGTTCGTGTATGGGCATCGTAGTGCCAACGGAGGCAACTTACTTTAAGTAAGTCGCGACGTAAAACGGATTCAGGCTAGGCATGGCCGTTACGAATTCATTCATATAACCTTGAATACGGCTTACCTTGTGACGGATTCCGTAATGGCATAACCAGGCTCGACGCTATGCCTAATCCGAACATATGAGCTAAGAACAAACTGCCCAATTAGAACGGATGATCTATAGCCTGGCTACTGGCTTTGACCACCAAAAGGTAACTTACTAAAAATTAGTAACTTACTTTAGAACATCCGTTCGATAGAACATCCGTTCGTACAAAATGCTGGCATAGGCGTTTTGGTAAGTCCGACATCATGGAATGGTAAGGCGATTGATTTCGATTATGGCGGTGATAGCAGCATTAACCACGCTGCCTTAACTGCATCACATTGCATACAATGAAGGGCACTCAACAAGGCCTACAATGGCACACAAGGCATGATACGCCGCAGTAACGACCGACTACATATATAAGGTAATAAAAAGGTAACTTACTAAAGATTAGTAACTTACTAAAGATAAGTAACTTATTAAAGATAAGTAACGCACTCCAAGTGCGTACAATATTGCTTGGTAAAAACACTTGACAAGCCTATACCATTGCTTTACATTGTTGACATACCGAACGAGCAACACAACACCACACATACCGCACCCGTACAGGCAGCACGGGCGCACATTAAAAAAATGGACTGAGCGCACAAAGCTAGTCAATGGCCGGGTTTCACACTACCAAGTGTGATGCTACTCACTAAGTAGCGCAAGGCCGAAGTACGGATATGGTGTACTCGCTACCATGAAGTGTCAAGTGTAAGACGGATAGAAAGACGCGCCGCTAGCAACGGTAACTTTGACGCAACAAATGCAGTATCATAGGCGCATATGATGCGAAAATTGCGATACAACTTAATATTAGCAGCTAACTTATAATAAGGGGACGGGTGCGCCAGCAATGGCGCATTATCCCGCTAGCAGCCTATCCGAAGTTAGGCGCAAATTTTAGCTGGATTGTGAGTTATAACATGGTAGCCACCACCAACGAATCCGAACCAGCAGTTAGCACGGATCAGGCATTAGCCATATTGACCGGCCAGGCCAGTGAATTGCGTGGTGCAATGATCGAAGCACTAAGCACGGCGGACGATGCAAAGATGCGCAAGCTAGCTTTAGAACTAGCCGGAGTCAACAAACAAATTGGCGACATTGAACTTAGCACTCAAGGCGATGCCCGCAACTTGTATCGTGATGCGGCGCATGACGCATTGGACGCATTCGAAGTACCGGGCATGACGCTATCCGTCAAGTACAAAGACGGCGCCGTGCTATCCGCCCAATACATGATGTTAGGCGAAACCTTCGACGCTATCAAAGCTGCAGTTGACGCTATAGACAAGCCGTCTAGTGTCGTAAGCTGGGCTTATGGGCGTGATGAAGAAGGATACCAGTCTTTTGACTGGGGATCCGCAAGTCGATCCACACGCACCGGCACAACCACGCCCACTAGCAACGGCGAACGTACCGTAGGCTGGACATCGCCTAGCGGCACGGATATTGCCCTTGGTGATGCATTCGATACCGTCGCAACGGCCACGGAAAAAGCTGAATATGCCACCAAAGTAGGCGGATCCGCACAGTATGCCTACAAGTCCAAGGTTGTCAAGGCGTCCGGCTACAGCAAGAAGTAGCCCGACTAGCAACGGATAGGGCATGTGACTATACAATCGGAGTCGCA